CAGAAGTATCAAGTAGATCTACTAATAATAAAAAAGTAGGTATGCTGATAAATGGTGTTGAGATGTATTCTCCAACATTATTTGATGAAAATATTTACTATGGAAAACTAGAATCAATTTCAATAACAAACAATGGAACTGGATATGATGTAATAAATTCACCACAATTAGAAATTACAGATGTTTCCGGAACTGGAGCATCTGGTTTTGTAAATGTTGTTGGTTCATTAAAAGAAGTCAAAATAATTAGTCCAGGAATAGGATATCAATATAAACCAAAAATTAAGTTATTGGGTGGAAATGGATCTGGAGCAATAATAGAGTCAAACTTAGTAAGATCTCAAATTACATCTGGATTTAAAGGTGATGGTATTGGAGTAAATCCAACTACAGATACCATAACATTTTTTAATAAGCATAATTTTGATGATGGGGAATATATCATATATGATGCAAATGGAAATTTGCCATTAGTCCCATTAAAAGAGAATGCCATTTATATTGCAGGTATTGTTGATGATAATAGTATTAAACTGTATGAATCACTTTCAGATGCATACAACAAGCAAAATAACATAAATTTAGTCGGTATAAGTTCTGGATTCCATTACTTTAAAACTGTAAATTCGAAAAACACTATAACTAGTGTTTATGTAAAGAATCCTGGTCAAGGATATTCAAATAAAATAATTAAAATCCCATCTATATTATCCTTTGATAATGATACTAATGGTGTTAATACATTTGATTACTATATTTTTGCAAAAAATCATAAACTAAAAGAAAAAGATTTAGTTAGATATTCAACTACAGGGACAGCAATTTCAGGATTATCAACAACATCCGAATATCTTGTTTCTATTGTTGATGAGAATAAATTTAAATTATCATATGCAGGAAATGGATCAGATGTAAATGAAGAAAATTATAATAAAAAAAGATATATTAGATTTTCTTCCATTGGAACAGGAGTGCATAGTTTTTCATATCCACCAATAAGATTATCGGTAGAATCTTTATCTGGTATTGCTGCAACTTCAATTATTGAACCAGAATTAGAGCCAATAGTTCTTGGATCTGTAGAAGATGTATTTATTGAAAATAATGGAGTAGGATATGGGGTTTCTGATATTATCAATTTCCATAGAAGACCAGATATTAGAATTAAACCAATTTCATCTGAAGCTTTATTAAAACCAATAGTATTAAATGGATCTGTTGTTGATGTTCAATTTTTAAGTTTTGGAAATGGATACGATAAAGGAATTGATATTATAGTAAATGGATCTGGTAGTTTTGCGGATATTCGTCCAATCATTGAAAATGGAAAAATTGTATCAGTTAATATAGTAAATGGTGGAATTGGGTATGGAACAAGTGATACATCAATAACTGTAAAAAGAAGGGGAACCGATGTAAAATTCTTAGGAAATGTATTTGAGTGGAAAATAAACCAAGTAGAAAAAAATAAGTCCTTGTTATCAACTTCAGATGAAGGTATAATTGTTCCTAGCAAAAATAAAGATCTTGGTCTCCAGTTTGTTCATTTTAATACACCAAAACAATTAAGGAAGTCTATAAAAGATCATGTTGATGAATCTAATAGAGAAGTTCCTGATGAAGTACATTCACCAATTATAGGATGGGCATATGATGGAAATCCAATTTATGGTCCATATGGGCAAGTAGGTCTTAATGTTAGAAAAATAAGATCCAGTTATATAAAAAAGGTTGAAACAAATAAGAATCTAAGACCAGATTTTCCTGGTGGATTTTTTGTACAAGATTATTATTTTGACAGAGCAGTTGGTGATTTAGACGAGCATAATGGAAGATTTTGCAAAACTCCAGAATTTCCTAGTGGAGTTTACGCTTATTTCACAACAGTAGATAGTTCTCTAATATCTAAACCAGAGTATCCATACTGTGTTGGTAATTACTTTAAAGATTATATCATTGTAGAAAATACTACACCAAGTTTTAATCAAAATATAAGTTTATCTGATTTAAGCCTAACTAGAAATATAAGTCCATATTATATAAATTCCAATAACTCTTCTTATGGACTAATAAGTAATGCAGAGGAGAAGTATAAGCAGGAATTTACAGTCACAGAAACATTATCTTCAAATATTGAATCAGTACAAATTTATTCTCCAGGAGATAATTATGCAGTTGGAGAAAATGTAATATTTAATAGTACTGATACTAAAGGTACTGGTGCATCTGCAGTTATTTCAAAAGTTAGAGGAAAATTATTAAAAAATGTAAATATTGGAATATCTACATTTGATAATACTTCTTTTTATACTGAATTTAATAGAATAGTTGCAATTACACAACAACCACATAATTTAAATACAGGAGAAACTGTAAATATAGAATCTATTTCAGATTCTGATTTTTCATATTTTGAAGGAACTAAAAATATTTTTGTAAAGAAAAAGAGTGTTGGAATAACTTCCGATATATCAGATTATTTTAGCACAGGACCAACAACAATAATCAATGTTTCTGATACATCTGGATTTGAAATTAATGATTTCATATCTATAGGTGCTGAAACATTAAAGATAACAAATATTGATACAGTAAATTCACGATTTACCGTAAACAGATTAGAAAACACTGGTGTACATACTGTAGGAATAAGTACAGTAAATCTTCTTCCAACTAAATTTTATTTCAATGAAAAAACTAATAATTTTATCAAGAAAAATTCTATAAGATATTTTAATCCTAAAACTTTAGTTGGATTTGGTTCAACTGGAACTAATTATAATGTTAATGATGTGGACTTTTTAGTTCCAGAAAAATCAATTTATCTACCAAATCATAATTTTTATACAGGACAAGAAGTAATTTATAATGTTGGATTGGGTGGAACTGGAATTATAGTATCTGAAGTACCAAATCCAGCAAGTTCATTTAAACTTGAAGATAATCAAAGAATTTATATTATCAATAAAGGAAAGAATTTAATAGGATTTTCTACAGTAGGATTCACAACAATCTCTGGAATAGGAACAAATTATAATTCTTTATACTTCTATGATGATATTTCCGTTACTGGATTTGCACATTCATTGACTACAACATACCCTTCTATTTTTGGTAGGGTTGAAAATTATTATCTAGATGCAGAAACAACAATTCCACATGATCTAAAATTAAATGATACTGTTCAATTCAATATAAATCCAAGAAATACTGAGACTGTAACATTAAGATATGATTTAAATTTAAGAAAAATCATAACAGATATTGTATATTTTAATTCAGTATCTGGTGTTGATACTAGCAATTCAAGTATCAATATTCCAAATAATGAATTTTTAACAGGAGATAAAGTAGTTTATTATAGTAATGGATTTACTGAAATTGGTGGACTTACAAATAATAATTCTTACTTTGTTATAAAGAATAATCCAGATGAAATAAGATTATCTGAATACCAATCTGATGCAATCTTGGGAATAGGAATAACACTTTCTTCTGTTGGTTCTGGATCTCAGGGAATTGCAAAAATAAATCCTCCATTACTGGCAACAAAAAATAATATAATCAAATTTGATCTTTCTGATATATCACTATCCGGAATGGATTTGAAATTGTATAAAGATGAAACACTTAATATTGAATTGGAATCATACAAATACCAAAGAAATACGATTGATTCTGGAAATACTGGGGCAGAGTTAATTGTCGATACATCTAGTTCAAATATACCAAATACCCTATTTTATAATTTAATTCCATTTTCTCCATCCAATCCAGAAAAGTTCCAAATTTCTTCTGATGTTGATGTAATGGGAAATAATAAGATTATTATTAATCCAAGTAATTTGAATTCATTGTATAACTTAGTTTCCGTTGGAACAACCTCATTTAAATTTAATTTATCTAGAAAACCAGAAAGTTTTGAGTATAATGTTAATTCTGGTATTAGTTCAATTTATTATGAAACTACATCAAAGAGTGTAATTGGACCAATATCTCAAGTAAAACTGAATTTTGGAGGAAAAGGATACAAAAAAATTCCAAGAATTTCTAAAATAGATACTAAATTAGGGTCTGGTGGTGTATTAAAACCAATATCATCTAAGATTGGAAGAATTGATACGATAGAGAGAATTAAGGATGGATTTGACTATCCAACTGATGAGACTCTAAGACCAGTTTTAAGTTCACCAACAATATGTCAAATAAATGGAATATCAAGAATTGGCAATATTGGAATAGTTACTGGTGGAAAAAACTATAATATTCCACCAAAATTAAAAGTTATTGGCAATAGTAATATTGTATTAAGTTCTGCAATCCAAGGAGGATCGGTAGAATCTGTATCAATTATTCAAAATACAAATAATTTAACTTCACCATTAACAGTTTTACCAATAAGAAATTCAAATGGTTATGATATTGATGATATTGTATATGATTCAATTACAAACACAGTAACATTAGAACTGGTAAATTCAGATAATCAATTATATCCATTAATAACTACACAATATGGATCTACTGAAGTGGAATTTCCATTTAAAGTTGGGGATAAAATATTTGTAGAAAACTGTAGAATCTCTGATCAAGCAATAAAAAATAATTATAATTCAGAAAATTGGGGGTATAATTTCTTTACTATTACTGGAATTAATACTGCGAATTATACTATAAGTTATAGTATGAATAATTTTGGAAGTAATTTAGGAAATTACGTGACAGATAGTGGTTATGGATATGTTGTCAATAAATCTGTTATGGCTGAATTTGAAATGATTCTCGCAGATGATCTTGGTTATTATTCTGGAGAAACCGTGTTGGGTTATGATTCATTCGGTAATAATACTTTTTCCGCAAAGGTGATGGAAAATGGTTGGGATGATGGAATAAATCAATTGAGACTTATTGATTCACGAGGAGAATTACAAGTTGGAAATAGATTACTGGGCACAAGAACTAGATTGAATGGACTTGTGGAATCCGTAAATCAATTCAAATTGAATTCAACTTTAGACATTACTAGACAAAAAGTTAATGATTTTGGTGATAGAGTTGGATTTTTGAATGATTATCAGCAAAGAATTTCTGATAATAACTACTATCAAAAATTCTCATATGCCATAAAATCAGAATTGCCATATGATGAATGGAAAGAACCTATACGATCACTTGTCCATCCTGCAGGATTTAAAGAGTTTTCTGATTTAGATGTTGTTGGATTTGCATCAAACAGCATGAAAGTGGGAGTTGATACTTCATCATTTAGTATGCAAGTATATATTGATAGTGCTGAATCTATGAGTAATAGATACAACTTCTCTATGGTATTTGAGGATGAACAAAATTCTGATGGATCTATAGAAAGAGTATTTTTCCCAGAAGGAATAAATTTAACTTCATATGTATTAAGTAAAACAAATAAAGTATTAAAAATTGATGATTTTAGTGATCAATTTACTGGGTTCACAACTACAACTGGTGGTTCTATAGTTGGATTATCTACTTTTAACTTAAGAAATAAAAATATTCCACTTTTTTATAGGGAATTTACTTCAGATAATTCAATTACTGTTGATTTGCAAAATGATTCATTTAAATTTACAAATCATAATTTCCAATCTGGTCAAAAAGTACTTTATACAATTAAATCCTTTACCCCTGTTGCAATTGCAACAGCATCTTCTGAGGTAGATGCGGCATTTTCATATCCACCAGTCTCAGAAAACTTTGATAGTCCAATAATATCATTTGATTCTGTTTTATTAACCTTTGATTCCAATTAGACCATAAATAAAAATAAACTATTAGTGTATAATGGCGAAATTAGGAATAAATACTGGTTCCTCTCCCAATGATGGTTTAGGTGATTCATTACTTTCTGGTGCTATTAAGATCAATAGCAATTTTAATGAGATTTATAATGCAATAGGAAATGGTACTAGCATAACAAATACTATTGCTTTTGCAAATACTGCATTTAGTCTTTCTGGGTCACCAAATATTAATGTTGGGTTTGCAACCATTTCTAATTTGGATGTTGGAGTTGGTGGTTCATCATTAATTGTAACCAGTGATGGAATAATTGCAATAGGAACAGATAGCACTTTATATGAT